CCAGACAGGATGGATTCCAAAGGCTCTGCCTTTGGTGGGGGGTCCAGGGGGGCAAAGCCCCCCTGGCCTTACTTCGATCAATCGCTGTAGGCCGCCACTTGAATCTGGAAACTTTGCCACTTGAAACTGGAACCCTCAACGGTCCGTAAATACCATCTCAAGAAGCCATTGAGAAGGAGCAAAGACGGCGGCGCGGGGGCCGAGGCATTCTTCGCCTGGTTGTAGTTCTGCCCCAGCATGTTCATCAGGCCGTAGATCGTCGCGTAGATGCCGCCGGACTTCGGCGGCGGAAGCTGTGCGGCGACAACCGCGCAGGCCCCGAACAGCATCAGGATGTATGGCAGATATGGGCCGACGCCCGGGACGGCCTCGATCATGCCGAGCACATTGAAGTCCATGTCACGCATTCTCCGTTGTTGCTCTCGCGCGAAGGCCCGCGCGAAGGCGGGCTCCGCAGCGGACGATGGCCGTTGGCGCCAAGCCGGATCATGCCGGCGCCGACCAGCATCAAATCGGGAGTTCGGTCTGCATGGAGGGTTTCAGGTCGGTGCGCCGCCGCGGCGCCTGGCCGGGGTTCGCCCGCGTGCCGCAGGAGCCGGCGAGCAGCTTCCACACCGTGCGCTCGCCGACGCCCAGCTTCAGCGCGATCGCGGCGGCCGACAGGCCGCGCGCCCGGTAGACCCGCGCGCGCCAGCGCTTCGCCGCCGGCGGCGTGACGTAGCAACCGGCGTGCGCTTTGGCCAGCGCCGCCACCGCCGCCGCGCCGATCGCCTGCACCAGCGGCGCGTCCGCGTCGACCCGCGTCGGCACATAAACGCGCGTGCCCGCCCGCGCCTCGATCAGCGCCAGCGTCGCCTCGGCGCCGATCGCCTCGGTAAGGAATGCAAGTTCGGCCGGGGGCGGCGGGTGGATCACGCGGTTTGGGGCGCGTGTAGGCGCACCGTGGTGCGCACGGTGATGGTCGCGTTCTCTTCCCGCTTGCGCCAGGTCAGCCGGTATATCAGCTCGCCGTTTGTCAGCCCGTGCGGCGCCCGCACCGGCGCGAGCGCGAAGCCGTCCTCTGTCAGGTGTTGCGCCAATGGCTGCACGGTCAGCGCCGCCGCCAGGTTGGCGAGCGCCCGTTGTTCTATCCTCCGGCCGCGGGGGAAGATGATCATGTGGGCACCGCATCGCGCGCGAGCACGGCGCGCCCCGCATCGGTCAGCAGCAGAGTGGCCACGATGAAGCGGCCGACGCTCTGCTCCGTATCGACCACGCAGCGCAGCAGCCCGCGTGATTGAAGCCGCCTGATGCGCCGATTGTCCGCGTCCTCCATGGCGTCGGACTGCCCCCAAACGCCGCGCTTGATCGTCCGCGGCAGCTCCGCCAGAAACCCCAGATCGCCCGGGTCCAGATCAATGTCAGGCATCGGAGACGTCCCTGATGCTGATTTCGACATAGACCTCCGTCTTCTCCAGCATGCTTTCCCCGAGTTCGCCGCGCATTTCCATGTCGCGCGCTTTCTCTTCGGCCTCGTCTTCGTCCTCGGCTTCAATTAGCACTCTGGGATACGGGATCGTTGTGACCTGCCGAACCCGGATTTCATACTTCGCCATCTGCCGCCTCCCGTGCCTTCTGCAGCCGCGCCAGCCACCCCTTCAGGCCCTCGATCACCTTCCCGGCGTCGGCGCCGTTCAGCCATTCCGGCGCGTCGACGCCCTCGGGGTGCACGGCGCTGCGCGTCTGCCGGCGCACGAAGCCGCGCAGCGCCTCGTCGTCGGCGTCATCGAGCAGCGGCCGGATGTCCGCCCAGATCGCGTAGATCATCCGCACCTGCGCCTTGTCGCTGCGCGCGCGCGGCGCGAAGCTCGACCAGCCGAGGCGCCGGAACTCGGCAAGCAGCGTATGGAGCTGCCGATCGGTGCAGTCCGCCGCACTGTCGTGGCTCGTGACGCGTTGCAGCACCGCGCGGTAGCTCGCATCGTCGAGCCCCATCTGCTTCTTCGCGACGTGCACCTTCGCAAGCATCGCCCGGCGATCGGCGGCCGGCTGCGCGGTCATGACTGCACCCATGCCGTCCAGAACTGACAGGCAGGGTCCTTCTTGCGGATGTCGCTGGCCGATCCGCGCGTCCAGTTCGCTCGGTTCAGATTGCACTTGCTGAAAGCCTTGTTGCCCCCGTCAACACGGACGCGATGTTCGCAGCTTCCGCATGTCTCGCCCTTCGGTCCGTCGCCAGGACGGCCCATATGCCCGCGTCTCTTCACAGCGCGCAGCGCCTGCTCCGGCAGCACCATCAGTGGCATCTGCGTCGCGATCTCCCCGACATCGTTCGCCGGTGGTGGCGCGTCCACATGAACGACCTCGGCCTCGCGCGACAGCGCCTTCATGACGTGGCCGTGATAGAAAACCGTTCGCATCACATCCGGCTCGCATCGAGCACGATCTGCTGGAACGGCGCGTCGCAGTGCGGCCGGTAGTAGAGCCGCAGATACTGCCGGCTCCGCTCCACCCGCAGTGCATCGCCGATCGCCTGCATCGCGCGCTGCCACTTCTCGTCCTCGATGTTGAGCTGGCGCAGCGCCAGGATGCGGTCGACCCGCAGCCGGCCGCCTTCGCCCACCGAAAACGCGTCCATCACGATCACGCGGATGCGTTCGTCGCCGCCCTCGGACCATTCCGTCAGGCACTCGTCGACCAGCGTCTTTGCCGCCTGCAGCTCCGGGCCGAATGTCAGCATGTCGGCGACGGAGACTTCCAGGCGGAACTTCAGATCGAAGCTGTCCAGCCGCAGGCCGCCGCGCCGGCCGCCGAGCTTCACGCGGTAGCGCTCCGCCATGAGCACCACGAACGCGTCGATGTCCTCGAACGCAGCCGCCTTGAATGCGACGATCGCTTCGCGCAGCGCGGTGGCCTTGGCGGCCAGGTCGCGCACGAGCTGGTCCTCAAGCCTGCGCTCCTCACGCACCATGCGCGCCGGGATTGGCCTGCCAAGCGCGGAGATCATCATCTCTTCTGCCGGCGCGTCCTGTGGGCTCTTCACGTCGTTCATCGCCCGTCCGCCTCCAGTGAGCTCACCATTGCGGTGAGGTTAGAAATTGTCTCTTCCAGCACGTGGCCGCGATCCTCTCGGCTTACGCCCTCGATCAGAAAGATCGCGAGCAGCGCTACCAGCGTCATCAACTGCTCGGCGCCGTCCGTCTCCGGCGGCGTTACGCGGCTAATGGCGTGCACGTATGCTTCGGTGAGCGTGCTCATTCCGACACCGCCCGGCGGATCGCCGCCACATCCTCGCACAGCGACGTGTTCGTCTTGATGCGCTCCTCGATCGAGCGCACCGCGTGCATCACGGTGGTGTGGTGGCGATCCCCGAACCGCCGCCCGATCTGCGGCAGCGATCGCCGCGTGAGCTGGCGCGCGAGATACATCGCCACGTGCCGCGCCTCCACCGAGCGCGCGTCGCGCCGCGCAGATACGACGTCGATCACGGTCACATGGAACATGGCCGCGGACATCTTGATCAGCGTCGAGATCGCCGGCTCCCGCACCGCCAGCACGTCGTCATCCATTGCGGGACCCTCCCACCGGACGCCATGCGGTCGGATCGGCCGCGCTCCAGTCGATCGCGCGGCCGTGGAGGAAGTCGGAAAGCTGCTGGTCGGTCAGCTTCGACGGGTCGACCAGCCGCATCTCCGCGCGGAATGCGCGGGCCTTGTGCGCCTCGATGCAGCCCAGCACGAAACGCCCGATCAGCGCGCGGATCATGTCCCCCTCTCCTCGCTCATGACGGGGCGCAGCCGATCGCGCACATGGGCGGCGGTGCGCCATCCGGGGATATGTCTATCGAGGCTGAAGGGTAACCCTTCGAGCTGGTTCAACAGGCCGTCCAATGCCCGCCAAAGCGCGCGGTCGGCGAGCGACGGAACTTCGCCGCGCCTCTGTGGAGAAGGCGGCCGTTGGTAAACGCCTTCTTTTAAGAGCTCGATCTCCACGCCGAACGCCAAGAGGCTCTCAATCACGAGCACGTTGATGCTGGAAAACGTGCTCGGCGGGTTCTCCGCCAGCGCGAGCAAAGCCTTCCTTCTCTCGATCAGGTTCATCGTCCCCTCCCTCACGCCACGCCGTCGGGGGCCGGATTGCCGAGCTGCGACCACGCCCCCAGCAAATGCTCCTCGCCCGGCCGCGCCAGGCCGGAAGCCGCCGCCAGCCCGAACGCCATGCGCAGCGTCTTCGACATTCCGCCCAGTGCGCCCGGCTTGCGCGCGATCACCTGCAATAGCTTGCGCTCGGCCGCGCCCTCGATCTTCCACGCATCGAGCAGCGCTTCGACGTCCGCCTTCCACGGCGCCGGGCGCGTCAGCTTGGCGCCAATTCGCCTGAACAACTGAGCGTATTGCGCCGTGCGGTGCACGCCTTCGAAGCGCGTGAACACCGTCTCGTTGCCCACCAATGCCACGCCGATCTTCGCCTTGTCGTGCACCGTCCGAAGCTGATCGAGCGCCTGGCTCGACAGATGCTGCGCCTCGTCCACGATCAGCAGGCCGCCGGTGCCGATCAGCTTGCGCACGATCGCCGCGCTGACCTTCTGCGCCGAGTATCTCTCGGTCACCTCCAGCGCGTCGGCCAGCGCGTCCAGCACCATCCGCACCGTGCTGTGGCACGGCTCCGCCGTCATGATCCACACGCTCGGCGACCGGCCGCGGAATGCCTCGCACGCCGTGGTCTTACCCACGCCGGCCCCCCCGGCGATCACCACCATGTCGGGCATGTGCTGCGCGTGCGACAGCATCCCGAAGAATGCCTCGGCCGAACGCGTCGCCACGAACCCCGGCACCGGCGGCAGCGCCACCCGCGTCGCCGCCCGCGCCGCCCGCCCGTCCAGCCACTTCTGCGCCATCTCCGCGACGCGCCCGGTGCGCCCGGCATACGTGCCCCCCATCCAGGAGCTGAACGTGCCGTAGGCCACCCCCGCCTGCTTGGCCGCTGCGGTCATCGTGATGCCGTCGGCCTCGATCGCGGCGCGCACCGCGGCGCGGGTGGCTTCCTGCTGGTCTGGCGCCGGAGTTTCGCCGGCGCTGTCGTCTATGCTATGCATGCGATGTGTCCTGTGTTGGCCAGGCGTCCGGTCAGTCGGCCGCCTCGGCGTCTTCCTCGACAATGCGCAGATGCGGCCCGCCAGGCCCGGCGGTTCGCATCTGCGACAGGGCTTGCAGCATCCGCCGCTCGCCTTCGCTTTCTTCCTCCTCGTTTAGCTGTGGGATCGGTTGCAGCGCCCCCGCGCCGTGCACCAGGCGCACCACGCGCGTCGCCGGCGCCGGCGGCGGGTCCTCCGGCGTCGGCAGCAGCGCCGCCACCTCGGCGATCGACAGCTTCCGCTCCGCCTTCGCCGCCGCCCTCGTCGCCTTCATGAACCGCCCGCGCTCCTGCGCGTGCTCGCGCGCCTTCTCGACATCTGCGAACCCGACCGCATGCACGCATGCAGCGGCGCCCAGGAACGCGCCGTCCAGCCGATATACGTAAACATCCGTATGCAGCCGCTGCGGATCGAACCGCACGGTCACCTTCTGGCCGCGGTGCTGCAGCAGGAACTCGCTCCAGTAGCGATTGTTCAGCAGCATGATCGCGCCGTCGGTGCGCCCGACGCTGATCCCCTCGGCCGCCAGCAGCCATAGCCGGCGCTGTTCGGCCGTCGCCTTGCGGATCGGCGCCGTTTGGTAGCTGGCGGCGAACGTCTCGTCGAAGCTGCGCCCCGCGCACACCGCTGCCCGCCGCCCCGCGCGCGCGTTGTGCGCCGCGATCTCCTGCTCCAGCACTTCCAGGAACATGTCCAGCGGCACGGCCTTCGAGCCGTAATTCGCCGGCTTCGCCAGCGGATCGTTGCCGGTGTAGGCGCCGGCAAAACGAGGATGCTTCGCCACGTCGCCGGCGAAGTCGCCGAACGCCCGCTCGATCGGCTTCGATTGCCCGGCATATGGCGTCGTCCAGTGCACCTCGACGCCGAGCTGCGTCAGGATGCCCACCGGATCGTCGTCGCGCACCTTGAACCGGTAGCGGTTCGGCGTGCCGCCGGTCAGCCACTTGCTGGCGAAGCTGCGCCCGTTGTCGAGCCAGCACAGGTCCGGGATGCCGAACTGTTCCACCAGGTCGCCGAACGCGAGCCGCACCGCTTCCTTGTTCTCGCTGCGGTCGATCCGCCAGCTCAGCATCTTGCCGGAGTAAAGATCCTGGAAGGCCACCATCATCGGCCGCCCGACCGTGCCGTCGGGCCAGCGCACGAACACGTCCCACTTGTGCCCGTCCGCGTTTACCGCCTCCAGCGCGTGGAACACGCCGCGGTCGCGCTGCTGCGCCGGGAACATCCGCTTCAGCGCGTCGGCACCGTCGCGCGCGAACACCCGCAGCTCCTGCGGCAGCGCATCGATCCGCCGCGCCAGCGTGCGCCGGCTCGGCAGCGTCCAGCCGTGCTCTTTCGCCGCTCTCTCCAGCCGCCGGAAGCACGCCTCGAAGTCGGGCCGCTCCGGTCGCAGGAAATCGCTCTTCAGGAAGTCCCATGCCGCGTCGGAGCACTCCACCGACGCCGAGCGCCCCGCGTGCCGCGGCGCCAGATATGGCAGCCAGTCGTGCCGGTCGATCCCGTCGACGCAGCGCTCCCATGCATACAGCGATGACAGCTTCGTCCCGCAATGCGCCGCGACCTGCTGCATCGCGACCACCTTGCCCATGCCGCCGCGCCGCAGCGCGGCGACCGCGTCCAGCACCTCCAGCTTCTTGCCTGCCTTGGCCTTTTTCGGCTCCGCCAGCCCATCGAAGAAGCGCCACATCTCCGCCTGGGTGAGCTGCCGCTTCGCCACGGCACGCTCCTGTGCCTCTGCCACCCGGCTGAACTGCATCGTGATCGCGACCTGCGCGACCATCGGCAGCAGCAAGTAGTGGTATTCCACCCCGCCACCATGGCCCTTGCGCGTCCGCCAGCGCGTATTGCGCCACTCGTCGCGCTGCCAATCGCCGCGCTCTGCCAGCAGCATGATCCCGCGCGTCGTGTTGGGCAGGGACGGCAGCGCCATGGCTGCGAGTTCCGAGGCGCTGAACCATTCCCGTGTCAGCATCAGAAGATGCCCTGCGCGCGCGCATCGCGCCGGATCGCGGTCGCGGTGCGCTCCAGCTCGTCGGCGCGCTCGCGCACCCGCGCCAGGTCGATCAGCGGCAGGTATTTCCGTTCGATTACCGCCCAGCCGAACGCATCCGCCAGCAGCTCCAGCAGCCGCCGGTCGCCGGTTGCGTGGATCAGCGCCACGAACCGCACGACGCTGATCTGATGATCCTCGCGCGCCTGGCTGGCGTAGGCGTCCAGCATGTGTTTGCTCACGCGCGCGCCGAGGAACTCCGACATCAGCTCGGCGACCACCGCGCGCGGCTTGTCGCACTCGTCCAGCGCGGCGGAGATCGCCTTGCACACCCGTCCCGCGATCGAGGCGGCGCGCACCTGGTGGTCATCGAACCGGGCGATGGTTTCCGGCGCGCGCCATGCCAGCAGATCGAGCTGGTCGACGCGCGAGAGTGGCCGCCGCGTCATCGCTATATTCTCCGCCGGCCAACGAATATCGCGCGGTTCGCCAGGTCGGTCGCGCCACGCTTGTCTGCGGGCCGGATTTCCGCCACGGCATCCGACAGCACATAGAGCGCGATCGCGACGCGCTCGGACGCCGAGAAATGCTTGAGGTGCTCGATGATGTCGTCGCCCAGCATGGCGATGTCGCCCGGCTCGACGGTGATGCTTTCCGCGCCCATCAGCTCACCCGAAAAGACGCCGGCGGCGAGTTGACGCGCCGCCGGCGTTCCAAGTTTAAGGAAGGAAACGTCCAAGAAAGCAGTGACCGCCAACCGCCCAGCGGCCCAGGCCCGCGCAGGAATGGCAAAACCTGCGAAGCTCGATTGTTCATGCTGCGGCGTCCGCAGGGGACACGCCGCGACGCCGACCCCGCTGCGACCGATGCCGCGTGAGCGCGGCGTCCCGTGTCAGGAACAGATCGGCCGGGTCCGCTTCGTGTTGGCGCACATTCCAGCGCCCGAACCGGCCCTGTGTGGACACCAGGACCGTTCCTAACGTCGTGAAGCCGCGTGCCAGCACAAAGCGCGTGCCGTTGCCGAACGCCTGCCAGTAAGTGCCCGACCGAGGATGCAGGCTCATGCCGCCGCTCCCCGCGCGCCCGGCGCGTCATCTTGGGCGATCGGCACAATCTCAAGCCTATAGCCGAGCACATTCAGCGCGGCTTCGATCGTCACGATCTGCGGCGAACTCCTCGTCCGCCAGTTGGTGATCGTGCCTCGCGCGAGGCCGGCGACCGCTTCCATCTCGTTAAGCGTCTGGCGGCTTTCGTTTATGATGGCGTAGAAGCGGCGCACTAGCGGATGCGCGCGCTGCGGCGTCGTGATGGCCATCCGATACCGATCGCTGCGCCCGCCACCGAGGTCATCGAGCGGCGGTGCACACCAGCCGTTCGGTTTCATGTCGCCGCTCCCGGCGCGGCCAGCGCTCCCTCGTCCCGCAGGAAGGCGACGAACTGCCGCCGCGCCTTCGCCCCCGCCTTGCGCCATGCCGCCAGCAGCTTCTCGATCTGCCGGTCCTCGTCGCTCGCCGCCGGCTCCATATCGCCGCGGATCGCCTTCATCGCCGCCGCGACGCTGGGCGCCGGATGGGCCTCCTGCAGCATCAGCTTCACCGCCTTGCGCTGCTCATCGGGGCCGAGCCGCACCAGCGCATCCAACTCGGTCGCCTTCTCAGCGATCCACGTGCCGGAAATCTTCTCGCGCATGTCCGGCGCTATTTTGGTGAAGCGTGCGA